GACATACTTACTTATTGGTAAGAAGTTTTTTATACTTACCAAGAAGGATTTTTTAAAATATTTTTATTTTTTTTCAGAATCAATTAGATTTTATAATTTTTTTAATTGTTTTCAATAACTGAACTAAATATTTTTTTACTGATCATCAACTTCCTCAATCTCATCCTCATCCTCAACATCAACCTGAAGGTCATCATCGGGTAGGTTCACACCCTGAAAGGCAAATGACGGGAGCTTAGCAGACTGCTCGAAGAGAGCCTGTTGGAGACGGATTGTGACACCGAACTTGTTGTCGATAAACCAAATCTGGTTGAGATCAACAATAGCCATAGCCTTATTACCCTTCTCGATGCTATCGAGGGGTACAGCTTGCTTCTGCATAGAGTAAGACTCGGGTACAAATGTCCCATCAGGCTTGGTGAGAATCTTGAGCTTTATAGTCGATGGGTACTGCTCCTTACCGGGGCGAACCATAGGCTTGTAGAGAGCCTGCTTGAGAACCTCAACGTTGAACTCCTTGCCGAGCCACTCTTGCGAATTGGCAGCGACTGTGTTTACGATGATATCATCAAGCTCCTTGAGCTTCTCATGAAGAGCCATAGCCTCCTCATTGTCGGGGTCGAAAGAAAGGTCGAGAGAATAGGATGTACGACCAGTGGTCTCATCAGTGAACGCACTCATGCCGTAAGGAGATCGCATGAATGGAAACTGGAGGTAGAGCTTTTTGTTGTCGCCGGCGTTCAAATAGACGGCCTTGCCGCCATTCTTGTTCTTGCGAAGTTTTGAGAACTGCACATTGGCAGGAGAGAATTCAGAAGATTGCTGGATAGTGAGCGACATTGTTGGTAGTGGGTTATATATATCTTAGGTGGCTTGGCTTTAATTAAGTTTTTTTTGTTGACATATATCAAAAGTAATTATGGGTCTTTTTAAAGATTGTGGATGTGGATGTAATGGCCGAAAGCAGGCGGAGAAGTTAATCATCTCTATCATTTCTGGTCTCACATTTTTCATTGTTGCGAACCCCGAGACGTTCCGTCTCGTCAGGCGAATTATTGGATCGTGGATTGCGACCCCTACCGGTTGCCCCTCGACTCTAGGTCTCCTTGTGCACACCCTCGTATTCATCCTGGTTGTTTGGGGTATGATGAACATCAAGAAGGAGGGTGGTGGTTGCCCCTCCAAGAAGAAGAGTGGATGTGGGTGTGATGGTGCCAAGAAGGGGAAGAAGGTTGTTGTCGCACCCCCAGTTCCTATGGAGGAAGCCCCCGATCCAAGACCCGAATTTGCCGAGCCCTCTATTGAGGTTGTCGACAGTGGTCGTATCCTCGAACCCGCACCTATCGATTCTGAAGGCACCCTTTTCAAGTAAATTAATTCATGCATTTTCCAGTCAATTTGGATAAATTGATAGTAAAATGTTTAACAGTACTTATTGTATTTTAATTGTGCAATTCCATAACCATTTGAGGTATTATCAGGGGCTAAACTCTGGTTATTTTTAGATCCCCAATGAGAAACAACTGAATCTTTCGTTGTGCATGTAGAACTTTCCGTTGGAGATGTAGTATATCCCGCATCAACAACTTTATAATTACAATTGTCACCATCCTTTGTAAGTTCAAAACGAACCATTTTACAGTAATTATCAGGTGATTGGTGATGAGCTATAAATTCCTTTTTATTGGTGGTAGAGGATAATTCTTGAATCCATTCGGAACCCCTAATTGGACTCTTAGGTGAAAAGAAAGCACCCTGAAAAGAAACTTCCATGGGGTCAATATCATCGAGTGAACCACAGGCACCCAATGTACCCTCCTGTGTTGTAATGGTTAAATCTTCTTCACATTCTGGTTCCGATGCTCCCGCTCCCGCTCCCGCTCCCGCTCCAGTGGCAGCTGGGGTTTCCTCACCACCACTCATCAACATAGAAGCTATACTGGACGATGAACAACATACCATCATAAGGCCGACACCGGCTAACATTGGCACTGCAGCCATTTTTGTATTAAGTCAATATTTTTTTTAAAACTCCTCGTCGAATCCAATCTCATCTGAGGTATCGTCCATCTTTCCGTAATCCCCCACCCGCTTCTCGAAGAAGTTTGTTTTACCGTCAAGGCTAATATTTTCCATAAAGTCAAATGGATTCTTGGAGTTCCAAATTGGGGGTTGACCAATTTGTTTGAGAAGACGGTCCGATACATACTCGATGTATTCAGCCATCTTCTCAGAGTTCATACCAATGAGATTGCATGGGAGTGCGTCAATAATGAACCCCTTTTCAATCTCAACGGCTTCTTTGATAATAGTGTGTAGTGTTTCAGTTGAAGGTTTATTTCTGAGTAATTTGAAAAGTTCTACAGCAAATTCTTGGTGAAGTCCTTCATCCCGGGATATGAGTTCATTACTGAAACAGAGACCAGGCATTAGACCTCTCTTTTTCAACCAGTAAATAGCACAGAAACTACCAGAGAAGAAAATACCCTCAACACAAGCAAACGCAAATAGACGCTCAGCAAAAGAACGAGTTTTAGTATCAAACCATTTCATGGCCCAATTTGCTTTTCTTTCAATACAGGGGACAGTTTGAATGGCTTCGAAAAGTTGTTTCTTTTCAGTAGGGTCCCTAATATATTTGTCAATAAGTTTAGAGTACGTCTCCCCATGGACCATTTCATTGTGGCATTGGTATGCATAGAATGAACGAGCCTCGGAGATTTGTACCTCATCAGCGAAATTGTTATTGATATTTTCAAAAACAATTCCATCAGATCCAGCAAAAAACGCCAGGATATACTTTATGAATTTTTGTTCGTTATCGTTTAGAGTCTTCCAATCATCAAGGTCTTTTGATAGGTCTACCTCCTCAGCAGTCCAATTAGACATTTGAGCCTTCTTATAGAGCTCCCAGAGCTCAGGGTACTTCAAGGGGAACACAGTGAATCTATTTAGGGTAGGGGCGAGGATTGGTTCGTACTCTTCTTCTATATAGTCCTGAAAGTCAAAATAGGACCCTATGTGTTTTTCGTTAATAAATATTTGAGGGTAAGTTGAAGCGGAGCCACCACACACTTTCTTGAGTTCATCCTTGTCGACCATGATTTTTTCATGGTCGAAGTTCTCCGACTCACATAGTGTCTTTGCATGGTCACAATACTCACAACCTTCCTTCGAATAAATAATAACTTTCATCTGTGATATTATCGCTGATAATTTTTTGTCTGAAAACTCTAAGCATGATTGTGCCAACTGAAATAAACCAAGATGATATAGTAAAAGTTTTAGTAAACGAAGATGGAATTGAAGACGAAATATACGGGATTGTTGGAATGAATACTGGTAAAACCCTCGGCCTGAGATATCTCAACACCACCGAATTATTTTACAAAAGTGCGTGTGTGTATGAAGTTGAAGAGACGGAGCTTTCACCTGCACCTTACGAAAGTGTAATGGAACACTACCCTGTGGGGACTACATTCGAAGATCTTGAAATGAAGGCCCTTGGTATGAATCGTTTCGCATTTTATTCGGAAATAGACATCGAAGATAGTGATAGTGATATATATGATGAGGGAGGTGATGAAGATGAATCTGACCTCGAGGGTTTCGTTGTATCTGATAGTGAAATTGCGGGTCAAGATATCCCTTTACCTCCGGGTCATGAATCGATTGACAAAGATTGGAATGAATGGGAACCAACAACATCAGGTGGGAAAAGTTTCAAGGACACCGTTGATGCAATTGAAACGCGAATTAGACGCCTAAGTGTATGATGCGTTGATTATAAATTTAAAAAAAGAGTACCACATTCAAAACAATGCTGGCAGCTATATGGAAACAAATCGAAGAATTAAAACCAAAAGAAAACGAAATAAAGCCAGTGAGTAAAAATTTTTGTATAGAGTGTTCAGGTGTGAAAGTTATTTCACGAGAGGGTCTTCCGACATGTTCGGAGTGTGGACTTGTTGATTCTTATTTTATAGATGACACAGCTGAATGGACGAGTGGTATGACCGATGATGGTAAAGTAAATGATCCAGCTCGATGTGGTAACCCCAATGCAAATCCCGAATTGTTCTCACAAAATTGGGGTAAGGGTACGATCATATCTACACAACACTCTTCAACTTACGAAAATAAACGGATGGCAAAAATCAACTTTCACATGTCAATGAATCACAAGGATCGCTCACTTTTTCACGCATACCGTGATATCGATGAAGCGTGTCACACCCTACCAGATTCAGTGTTGAAGGATGCAAAAATTTTATATCGAAAATTCAATGAAGAAAAATTGACCCGTGGTGCAGTGCGTCTAGGTATCAAAGCTAACTGCGTTTTATACGCGTGTAGACTTGCAAAAAATCCAAGAACAACCAAAGAAATTGCAGATATGTTTGGAATTCAATCGAAGGATGTTAGTCGAACGACTGATATATTCAAGGACAATATATTGGGTGCTACAAAGAAAAATTATGTGACGAAAGCATTCGATGTAATGCAGAGGCTATTGAACGCTTTTGAAATTTCTAGAGAAGAAAGACTCAAGTGTAATAGGATGTGTGGAGCTACAGATGATTGTGTTGAACTTATGAGTAAAACCCCTAATAGTGTGGCATCAGCAATTATATACATTGTTATTGGTCATAGAGTTACAAAATCTGAAATGTGTGAGAAGTGTTCAGTTTCTATCCCTACACTGAATAAGATAGACGCTATTATTAAAAAGCACTTAGAGGCTAAGAGTTAGTATTAGTATATGACGGTGAAGTTGTTTCTTTCTACACCATGTTATGGTGGATTGTGTCTAGAAAAGTATATGAGTAGTATTATTCAACTTCAAGTTCTTTTAATAAAAGAAGGTATTCAATTGTATTTAGATACGACAGAAAATGAGTCACTTGTTCACCGCGCCCGTAATGTAGCTGTAGGACGTTTTATGCAAAAGACTGATTGTGATCTCTTCATGTTTATAGATGCTGATGTTCATTTTGATCCACAAGCTGTTGTACGTCTGGTAAAATCTGGTCACGATATATCTGTAGCGTGTTATCCTAAGAAAGTTGTGATGTGGGATCAGGCAGCGAATGCTGTAAAGAGAGGTGATGATCGTGATATGTCTATGTTGTCATCAAGTCTAGTTATTAACTTTGGTGCTCTTAATCGACCAGTTGTAAATGGGTTTATTGAAATTTTAGATGGTCCAACTGGGTTTATGATGATTAAACGATCTGTATTTAAAACTTTAGAAGACAAATTTCCAGAATTGTGGTGCAAGAATGATCACCAAAATAGGGACTTTGATGACTACCATGCATGTTTTGATTGTATGATAGATCCCGTGACTAGGAGGTATTTATCTGAGGATTACGCATTCTGTCGTCGCTGGCAACAGTGCGAAGGTAAAATTTTCGCCGATGTAAATACAACCCTTGGACATGTAGGTAATTTACCATTCTCTGGGTGTATGAATGAAAGGCTTAAGGCTTAGACACGACATAGTCGTATGAAGCTTGTCACTTTGTTAGTCACTCGTTCGAAATCATGTAGTGTTAAAACACTTCACACAGTTCTTAGAATTAATCTAACATGCATGCAGAAAGGTGTTGATAATGAAATTTCATATGTAGATGACGACCCTTTCCTAAAAGCTGAACTTATTGAACGTTTCATGAAAACACACGATCGAATTATTTTTGTGGATTTTGGTGTTGCTCTAGATGATGCTTCAGTTGCTGAGTGCTTCGAAAAGCATGAAAAGGTTGGTATGGTCGTATTCCCTGGAGTAAAGGATGGTATTGATTGGGGTCTATTTAAACATAAAATTAAAAGTGGTTCGTCTGAACCAGTTGAACAAATGGGTCTTAACTTTGACACGGACGTTTCTATGAAAATATCTAATGATATTTATCGAGTAAAGTCAACACAAGCCAAAGCTTGGTTTATGAATACCAAAAATACTATTAAGTCAATCAAGGATAAGAAATCTGGAAAATGGGCTGTCAATCCCAAGATGTTTGATAAATTTATTGATCAAGGTGTTCGAATTTATGCGTTTACGGCAGCTAAGTTAACGTTAACTTATACACATGAATGTATAAGTAATATCCTCAACGCCGCAGGTGTGAGAGTAGATTAAAGATTATAACTGAACATACAATATGTCTATAAAGTTGGAATCCCCACTTTACAAATATGTTGTGCAGTATATTCACACAAAGTGGGGTAGTAAAGACTACTTTCCCGGGCCTCAACCAATCTCGATTGAGTATAAACATTTCCCCATTCTAAAAGGTGCTGAGTATCTTGTATGTGAAAAAACGGATGGAGAACGGTACATGATGGTTGCCCTTATGTTTGAGGGTAAAAAGAAGTGTGTATTTGTTAATCGCTCTTTCAATATGTTCGAAGTACCTATCAACCTCAAGAAAAGTGCCTATGAGGGAACTATTCTTGACGGTGAGTTGTATGAAGATACTCTCATGGTATACGACGCCGTATGGGTAAATGGTGAATCAGTTTGGGATCTTAACTTGATGAAGAGGCTTGAAGCTGCTCGGGGTATCATGAAGTCAATAATTTATATGAAGTCTGACAAGTTTAGACTCAAATGCAAAACATTTCATGAAATGAGAGACTTTAGGAAGTTTATGGATGAGTATCTCCCAACTGTTCAGCAAAAGGTTGACGGTCTCGTATTTACACCAGTTAATGAACCCATAAGACTTGGGACCCATGAGACGATGTTCAAATGGAAGCCACAAGAACAGAACACTGTTGACTTTCTCATGAAGTGGGAACCCTCAAGAGAGACACCTGGATTCAAACCCGGTAGACCCACATGGAGACTGTATGTTCAAGAGAAGGGTAAATTGTTTTTCGAATCTGAAATCCCACATGGACGAATGGAGGACAAACCATGGTTTGAAGATGGAGCCATCGTCGAATGTCAATATATTACATGGGAAGAACCCCTATGGTGGAAACCCCTAAAGAGGCGGACCGATAAGAACTACCCCAACAATCGACGAACTTTTTACCGGACAATTGTGAACATCAAAGAGAATATCAAGATGAAGGAGTTTTTAGATTGTAGACCATAAAATAGAATCCAGCTTCGTCAGGTAGTTCCTCCTCTCTGACCATTTCGTCATTAATAAAAAACCATTTATTACGTTTCTTCACAAAACTCACATAGTGTCCGTCATCTTGTGCCCCAACGTGGACAGCTGTCGAAATTAGATTATATTCATGCTCATTAATTAATATATTTTCAATAATTTCAATATGACTTTTTCTGTCAAATGAAATCATCAAAATTTGAGGAAGTTTTGAAAAGAGCATACGGGTAGTTGCAATGTGATGCTTCTTTCCTTCGTTGTCTTCAAAATTTTCAATCGTATTCCAATCCGTACTTTTAGAAAGCATGTTAGCCATATCCTTACCCTCGGATGTTATCAAATGAACACTGAAATCTTCTTCATTTGTTGACTTTCCACCCGGCCATATAGTTTCTTGTATCTTCTTTCCGTAAAACCATGGTTTGATTTCAGGTCTAGATATTTCGAGAATATCTATGATGCATAGGATTGCTTCTTGCACATCGTGTTGTTCTTTTGTTCCAAATCTAGGAAACTTCTCACGAAAACGTGTAAGAACCGAGTTGATGTCAATTTCATCCTGACCTTTTGTCCAATATGTTTTGACCATTTTTGAATATTCATTAGTAAATTGGCAATCTCCTTGGTATGGATGTCTTATGAAGTAATTTGATAGTACTGGTATGTAAAGCAGACATTGAAGGGCGGTGTTGAAATAACAAGTATTTCCGTGGTTTTCAAGTCCCTTCATTACATTTTATGTACATTAAACACTTAAGAGAAAGACGCAACATGTAAATGTTAAGTAAAAATGAACGTCCAAGCTATCGTCGATCGCGTTCTCCCCATATTCGAAGCCCATAAGCATGAGGGAGATATTGAAGTCGAAATTCGTCTTGGAAAGCATAATGGCTCCCTGTTTGATACTAATGTTGGTAAAGATACGTGGAAGAGGGTCCTCCAAGGCCTAAAGAAATATGAAGGCTGGGAGAGCAAGAAGACCTCCACTGTTGATATGTATTACAACGACAGTAACAATGTTCGTATCACATCCGACGAAGATTCTGGTGAACAAACCATGATTCAAAAGATTAGCGTCGTCAAAGAGGATTTCAAATGTGATCCTCTCGATGTACGGTTCTGTGTTGCCCGCGAAATTCCCACTACTGGGGAGTATGAGATGGATCGAAAGAGAACCAAGACTCGCCACTCTTTCGTGCGCAAGAACCTCAGTATCGACATGACCATCTCTTCAGGTGATAATGCTGATATGGACTCCGAAGAGGAGGCGAGTTACCAAATTGAACTTGAGATTATGAAGCCCGATGCGGTCGACGATATTTACAAATTTTTCAATATCATCAACAAGGTTTCTGACCTCTCGAAACTAATTTCTATGTAATAAGTAAATATGGCCGCCATAGGTGCAGGTGTATTAGGACTATTATGTCTCAGCTCGAGTGCATATGCAGCTATGAGTGGGGGAGGGGATGAAGAAACTCCAGACCAAACCGTGGTTGTTCCAGACATCAAGACCAAGGTTGAGGCTGAGGCTGAGGCCAAGCCCGAAGCTGGTATTGACACCTTCGGTACCGAGACCGTAAAAGGTCAATATGTCCGTTTATGGCAAGGTCAACCATATCAAAGTCAGGACGCATACGCACTTAATATTTTGGAACTAGAAGTGTACGACAGCAGTGGTACAAATATAGCTCAAGGTAAAAGTGCCACTTCCTCGAGTCAATATCCAGGTGACCACCAGCCAGTGTTGGCTTTCGATGGTTCGTTAGATACAAAGTATCGTAGCAACTACGACGTCGAAGAAGATTGGCTCGAAGTAGATCTAGGATCTGTAATGGAAATTCATAAGATTGTTATTAAACATACGGGTAGTGAGGATGTTTACGAAGGTGTAGCAATGAAAGATGGTTTACGCGGATACATTGAAATTTTCGATGGTAATGGAACAATTGGTAAAACAACTCAGATTGGAGTAACCAGTACTGATGATGTGTACACTTACAATTTCAAAGAGAGGGGTGGTGGTAAGTGGAGGGGAGGACAGGGACTACTGAAGTCTAGAGCAGACATTATAGCTAAAAAACAAGCAGCTGACGCAGCTGCTGCTGATGCAGAACAGAAACGCATTGCTGCTGAGAAGGTTGACGCTGCCAAGAAGGTTGACGCTGCCAAGAAGGTTGACGCTGCCAAGAAGGCTGACGCTGCCAAGAAGGCTGAGGCTGCCAAGAAGATAGCGGACGCTGCCGATGAGCTGGCCGCGGCGAAGGCGGCGACGGCGGCAGAGAAAGCGAGACTCGCGTATTTAGGTAGTCTTTCTGGGAGAGCGGGAGCGGGTGCATTCGCCACAGTTGCAGACTGTTGGGCAGAAGCTAAAGACATGCCCGATTGGGGCAATAGCGGCAACAACAAAGCTGGTTGTTGTAAAATGGACTGGCACGCCAAGCCTCCCGATTGGAAGAATAATTGGAAACGGGATGGTGGAGAATATTGGTGCCACGAAAATTATGATTGATATATAATTTCTTGTTAAATATAAATGCTATACATCTTAGCAATTCTCGTCGTTGTGTTTTTGATGTACGACAAACACACAAAGTCGGATGAAGTTGACGGTTCTAAATATTTTTACATAAGTGATGGTGATTCCAAGGCGATGTATGTCAAAATGCATGCAGATGGAGTGAGTAGTGATAGGCTAAAGAATTTTGTTCTAATGGAGGATGAATTTCTCTATATGGAACAACAGTCTGTATGTTCGGGAATACCCTTAACAATTCAAGCTGGTGTACTTTCTAATAAAATCAAAGATATGTTTCCTAAATATGATTTCTCTCATCACGTCATACACCTCAAACAAATAGCAGAACCTACAAAATTAGTCAACAGGAAAATTAAATGTTAGTAAACCGTATATACCAAATGGATCCTAAAATAATAGGCGCTTTTGGGGTGCTCAGTATGTGTTGTATTTGTTCCAGTATAGTTTCCGGTGTGATGATGGGTGGTGAAACTAAGCCTGTAGAAACTGACCCAGCCAATAAGGCACAAGCCACCGCTGATGAGGCACAAACCGCAGCCGATGCAGTTGCTGCAGATCCTAATTCGACCCCAGAGGAAGTGGCTACCGCACAAGCAGAAGCTGATGAGGCACAAACAGAAGCTGATGCCACTCCTACTCCTACTCCTACTCCTACTCCTACTCCTACTCCTACTCCTACTCCCACTCCCACTCCCACTCCCACTCCTACTCCTACTCCTACACCTACTCCATCAACCGTTCGTGGAAAAGCAATCGGAGGATATTATAACACTTTTGCGGAATGTTGGGCAGATGCTGAGGGTGATTGGGGTGATAACGGTAAATTCAATTGCTGTGAATCAATTGGTGCTCCTTACCCCGAACGGTCTGATGGTGCGGGTTGGCGCTTCTGCAATGATAATACCTAAAATAGTCAACAGGAAAATTAAATGTTAGCAAATATTAAATGAACCCCGAACTCAAGGATTTACTTGCCCTAGCCCAAAGGGGTCTAGCTAATGTCGGTGTATACATATCCTTATCACTTGCGTTATTGGGTTATTCTCGATTTTATCGTGGTAAAGGAGACGCGTTTTATAATCTAGCTTTCATCATTATTAGTATAACTATGATGTTGTTAGCTTTAAAGGTGTTGAACACTTTATTGGAACATTTACATAAATTCAAAACTAAACTCAACGAAGAAGATTTGAAACTATTAAACGAATTTATTATTATTCCACGCGTCTTACTTTATATATTGATTTCAATTTCATTTTTCAGTTTTTTTACACTGTATAGAGAACTTAAACAATAAACGTCTTTACATAATAAGTTATGGATGAGGCCAGACATATGGTTGTTGAAAAACCAGATGGATCCGTTGCGATAGCATTTAACGAAGAGGTTCCACCACCGGAACCTCCGGAACCTCCACCAGAAATTATACGACCACGACCACGTTTCAGATTATTACTAGAATATCACCCCGTTGCGCGTGCTCTAGCGTATATATTCGTACTTGCATCTGGTATAAATTTGGCTCTTTTCATGAGAACAATAGATATTATCAATTTTGTGTTGATAGTATCTACGACGGGTGCTCTACATACTGAACATTCAGCATCTATAACAGTTGTAGTGTTTCATGGTACGTGTGCAGGGCTCATGATAGTACCATTTTGTGTTCTTAGAATGTGGGAACAAGCTATTTTCCAGTTTTCAGTTACTGTGATGTGTCTCACCGCATTTAATACATGCAATCAAATAGCCGAGCAATTACCTAATCCCTAAAAATATCACAGTCTAGCATTTTGAAGAGATTCCATAACATCATTTTGTGTTGTGGACTTTCAACACATTCCCAGTCATCAACTATAGACATGATGAGCTTGTTATCATCAAGCTCATCATTTTTACGAAAACTGAGAGGTGCACGTTCTCCTTCACTCCTGACATTTCTAATGTAATCAGCTATGGTATAAATAATAGCATCCAAAAGTTCTTCCTTGGCCATTTCCATCCATGAATCTTTTGGAGTGCCCCACGTTCGGGTATCATCATCGACTCGCACACCGTGATTATAACGTTTCAATCCGAGCTCTAGCCGCCCCAATATTTCTACGCGTGTTCCCATTACCTATAATATTCTTCATACCCTTTAACCATTTTTTCTTTAAACCTGCGAACTGCTTAGCAGTCAAAATTTTATTTCTACGAAGAGCTTCATTTGCAGCTGCTTGTCTCCATTTATTTTTCATATTATTAGGGACTCCGGTGACGTTTACATTTTTCATCACGTAATTTCTTTCAAGGTTGCGCTTTCTCTGCATTTTCCATCGTGAAACCATATCCTTCTTGATTCTATTAACGACCATCTTTTTTGGTACACCAAGTGCCTTATTTTTATCATTGGAATTAACTCTAGATACAGCATTCTTGATGTTTCTAACGTCTTGTGTGAGGTTAGGTTTGTATCGATTCATCCACGCCTTACCATACTGCTTCTCAAGGTCCTTACGAATAGAATTGTCGTCTAATCCGACCCTCTTTACCCTCTCTTTCATCTTTTCAGTTTGAACCTGTGTTTTCTTTTCCTTCTGTACGTTCCTCTTTGTAGGCTTGGGTGGAGGAGGAGGTTTGGGCTTTGCAAGATTATTACGACTCTTCTCAATCTGTTTACAAAGGGCATCCTTCGTCTGCTTACCCGATGTATTTATCTTAAGTAATGCAGCAAACTGTTTGATTTCAGTTAATGTCTTATCACGACACAGTTTACCACCAACACGAAATGTGCTACCGGTACCAGATAATTTAACGTTCTTGTTTTTATTGGTATTTTTTACAGTAACGTTTTTAGTCTTAGATTTGGCCTTTATAGCAGCACAAATTTCATTCTTACGCATATCTCGAGTGGTAGGACCATTTTTAACTCTAAAACTGAGAATACCCATTTTACGTGCAAGAGTTTTGAGTTCATCTCTAGACATACGATCACACTTCTTTCCATCAATCTTGAGTGCGTTGATTTGGTTGTTTGTTAAAGGTGCTTTGCGTTTTACTACGGGTTTGGTCTTTTTAGGAGGAGAAACCTTTTTAGTCTTGGTCTTGCGCTTAGCCTTTGTCTTACGTTTGGTCTTGTCTATAGTGACATCTCCATCTCTATAAAATTCACGGATTAATGGAGTTACAGCTTTGTATGCATTTTCCATGATAGCGGGTGACTTGGCACCTATGATTTGTACGGTGCCTGACTTGCTAATGTTGAGTGTGTACCCTTTCATGGTGACATAGAGCATAGGTGAAAGTTCTGGTTCATATGTGGTAGTTCCATATTTTGAAAATTTCATTTGCATACGAGTGAGATTTGAGAATACCCCATTTATACTAAACTGACCACTGAGATTGTTATACTCGATTGGACTGTAAAGGAATGGTTCTTTTTGTGTGTAATTATCTACGATAAATCGACGAATGAGTTCAGGTTGGTTTGCAATGTTTGTACCAACAAATCCATTTCGGAAAAGTATTTTACCATTCCTATAAATATTGCAGAGTCCACCTTGACTGTTCACACCATCAGAAACAGTCACCATAATTTGTACACTGGCGAAAGGTTTATTAATACTTCCTTTGGGACCACCTTCTTTGGTATGAGAAAACCCAGTTTTAAACTGACCATAAATTCCCTTTATCTCTTTTGTGTCTATATAAAGACCCTGACCGATAGGTATTTTACCGAGTGGTTTTTTCATTAGAATTGGTAAAAGGTCCAAACGAACTTCTTTACCAAATGATTTATTAATAGTGCCAACGAACAAGCCAGGTTTCAATGGAGAGATTTCTAGATCAGTGAATCCCCCAAATTCATTGATTGTATTTGGGTTCATCTCAGCGAGACCCTTTTCAAACGCGGCTTCGTTGATAGGAGTGAGATTCATATTGTCAAATTCACTTGTATTTATGGGTTCTCTTAATGCATTATTTACTAATTTGTCCACATTAACGTCCGCAAATTCATTTTCCAAAGGAGAGTTGTTTTCGAACTGTGCGAAACGACTCCGTCTAGGGGGTGGAGGAGGGAGAGCTCGTGGACCTGGGAGAGGTCGCTGGGGTCTCTGGATTAATTCGGGTCGAAGAGGTTCACGAAAACCCGCAGCCCTCATACGAGCTTCGCGATCTTGGTCTCTCTGTCTTCTAAACATATCTGCCTCAAGTTCTTGAGCGAAGTTATTGTTTGAGTTAGAGTCTGAGCTTTGTACATCGACACCGGATTGCCTGACAAATTCTTTGACCGACTGGCTCATATTACTATTTGTAAGGATTTTTTTTAATGATTATTGCCAGTCATCAACTGATCTTCAATCAAGTCGATACCAAATATAACTGGTTGGACGGGATATTGCCTGCCTCTATACGAGACAGATTCATTCCTAACCTCGATATCATAAGAACTGAATGGTCCCACGTAGAAGTCTTCATGAAACTTATGCTGACCCAAATTGTTGTTTTTGCAGTGTGTATTAAACGCAGCCACAAACAAGTTCTGGGGCACATACTGATCCTTAGCCTTGTCGACGATTGTTGATTCCAGAAAGTGAATCAGAGAGTTTGCAACCTTCGCAACCTGCATCTTGATAATTTCAAAGTATTTCGGTACGACATCCCAAATATCTTCATCACCATATTTGTTCCTGTATTCTAGATAAGCCCTAATACATTTATGTAAAATGTTGGGTAGTTCATGTTTAAGTTTTTCATCGAGGCGAGGATCTGCGTGCCTTACTTGTTTGCTGAAGTTCCATGGTAAAATACGGCGTAGAACAGATCCCGAATTATCTTTCCATCCTGGGACTTCATTACCACCAAGAACTCCTGGGACCTTCCACTCTGGAATCTCTTCAGCTGGTTTATTCTTAACTGCCACAGATACGTTTTCACCTGAAACGAGAGACTGAAACTCGGCCTGTTCTAAAGCGAGATCTCCCTTCACCTCTGGTGCGATAAACATGAATGCATCTTTGATTGAAGAAAGACCAAACTTCTTCTCGATATTGTTCGATAGGGTTCGTACATCCTGGTTTTCATAGAAATTCTTGAAAACCTTAGTAATTAACGTAGATTTACCCGATTTAGCGATACCCTTGAAGAATGGAATAATTTGCCACGAGTCCAGTTCTCCAACATTATAACAGAGACGACCACCCATAACATACGCCCAGTTGCAGACTTCCTTTTCAAACTTCTGATACTGTAAAACTTTGTCAAAGTTTGGTGTTGGAATGTCTTGCCACCTTTCTAGATCTGGAAATTCATTGAATTCCTGATCAAAGTATTTGCAAGAAATAACAGTTGGATCTAATACAGCAAAGTCATTGCTATCATACGGGTAAAATTTACACTTGTAAAAACCTTCATCAGGGTCATTTGGATTAGTGGGTTCCCACTCCTTACCTACAAACACACCATTCTTAAAAGACCAAACATGACGCCTCTTCTCAATATCCGGAAACTGATTGTCATTGCATTTAGAAATATTATCGATAACTTCCCTAAAAATGCTCCCCTTACTCGTAAAGTTTTTCCACATCTCAAAATTGTCATCTTTGTTGGCTAATGAATACACGAATTTTTCAATAGTCATTTTTGGTTCCCACGCCCTTGTATTGTATCCTTCCTCCGTTTTGCGTTCTTCACAACACTGACCCTTATATCTACGGTATTTGGCTTTTTCAAGTTCAGCAAGAGTGAAAATAAGACATTTTTGGAGGGGTATAGAATTATCTAAATCATCATCACACATAGTTGAGGCATCAAAAAAGGAATTTGTCTGTGGCAGTGCAGTTGGATTTGCAATACGTTCATACGCAGTATAGTGTCGACGTATGTTATCATATCCATCTTTGAGTTGCTTTAGGACATTATGAATTCGCATAACTAGAGTGGTTCCCTCATCATCTTCTTTCGTTTGAAGATTGAGAGCTTTCACTCTACCTTTTAAATCTACCAGGAAGCGTCGTTGCTTCTCACGAATACCCTTTACAGCTAGGATGTCGATTCTACCTACAATTGGGTTGTTATTCTCATCATAATTACCTTCATGGATAAATTGCCTATATCCAAGTTCACGAGCATTTCTGAAATCTTCTGTCCTGAGATCCCAGTAATTCTCAAAATTGACGACAATATTTCTTAAGGCATCTTCATTCATCGACTGGATACTCTGTTTTTGAAGCTCTGCCAGCGCTTCGTAACGATTTGGTTCCTTGTCGATGAAGTGAGTAATGTCCATTTCTATTATTAAGAATTTTCTCTCTAATTAATTTTTCAACTCACTCAAAATTTTGATGAGTATTTTATTTTGCATTTGAAGTTGTTGGGTGATACTCACCAGAGCAGTACATACAGTGTCACCATCTTCAGTGGCGAGTAGTGAAGTCATCAAGGTCGCGACATCGACACCATCATCTTCAAACATCTCATCATCTTCATCCCCCATTTCATCCAATTCATCAACTTCATCCTCAGTCATAGAAATTTCTTCGAGAGTATCAGACTCTGTTTCATACTCAGATTCGGGTAGGGGTACGGGTACGATTTCACCCTCCTCAATTTCTTCAGGCTGTTTTGACATTTGATTTAGACTAAGAAAAATTGGATCGCGAAATTTCGCACATTTACCCAAAATTATTTTCTCTGCCTATAGTACAACAACTCTCAAAATGGCTGGCGGTCTTATGCAACTCGTCGCTTACGGTGCCCAGGATGTCTACCTTACCGGTAACCCTGAGGTAACTTTCTTCCAGGCCAAATACAAGCGCCACACTAACTTCGCGATGGAGAACATCGAGCAGACCGTCAACGGTACTGCCGCCAACTCCGGTCGCGTCTCCGTCACCGTCGCCCGTAACGGTGATCTCGTCGGTGACATGTACATCGAGCTTGAGTCCTCCGAGGCGGTCACCGAAACCACTGCCGCCGGTGATTGCAACTGGGTTGCCGAGCGTGCCGTTAACAACGTCGAGTTATCGATCGGCGGACAAAGGATTGACAAGCACTACCAGAAGTGGTGGCGCATGTACTCCGAGCTTTACTTGGATGAGTCCAAGAAGGCCACTTGGGGTAAGATGACCACTGCGGGTAACGGCAAGACTGTCTACCTCCCTCTTATTTTCTTCTTTAACCGCAATCCCGGACTCGCTCTCCCACTAATTGCTCTGCAGTACCATGAGGTCCGTATCGATTTCGATTTAGCGTCTAACTTCAACACCTACCTCAATACCTCCGTCTTCAAGGTGTGGGCCAACTACGTCTACCTTGACACTGAGGAGCGTAGGCGTTTTGCCCAGAAGGGTCACGAATACCTCATTGAGCAGGTTCAGCACACCGGCACTGACACTGTTACCGCTGATGGTGGTACCAAGCAGGTCCGCCTCTCCTACAACCACCCCGTTAAGGAGCTCGTATGGTGCTTCTCCAACACCCAGACAAACAACTCCCTGTGGAACTTCACCACCGCGTCTACCGATGCCAACATCGTGCTCGAATCCAACCCCTCGTCCGCTGCGCACCACTCCGGCAATTCTAACTGTTTCGTTTCCACCGGCACCGTTGGTACCCCCCAGTGTGTGTATGGTAAGAGCGGGTCCTCCTCCATCTTCACTGAGGAGGCCGTCGGTCCCCTCGCCACCTTCAAGCTCATCCTCAACGGTCAGGACCGTTTCAAGGAGCAGAAGGGCAAGTACTTCAACCAGGTCCAGTCCTACAACCACCACACCGGCTCCCCCTACCCCGGTATCTACTCGTACTCTTTCGCGCTCAAGCCCGAGGAGCACCAGCCCACCGGCACTTGCAACTTCTCCAGGATCGACAACGCGCAGGTCCAGGTTGTCACCGCGGGTACCACCAACAACGCGATCTCCATGCACATGTTCGCCACTAACTACAACGTCCTCCGCATCCAGTCTGGTATGGGTGGCCTCGCTTTCTCCAACTAAATGCCCATATGCGGTATTTTAGTAAATAATTAAAAAACAAAA